ACTTTACAGCAATTAAGAACTGGGACAAGTAATGAAAACATTCGGTAAATTTTTAACAGAAGCAAAAGACAAAGGTGTGGTATTTACATTCGGTAGATTCAATCCACCTACAACTGGTCATGCAAAGTTAGTAGACAAACTTAAGAAAGAAGCTGGTGGTGGATATCAACCTATGCTTTTTTCTTCTCACTCAAACGACAAAAAGAAAAATCCATTAGACCACAAGGTTAAAGTAAGATATCTTAAGAAGTTCTTTGGTAGGATAGTTGCAGACGTACAAGCACGTACTGTATTTGAAATTGCAAACGAGTTACAAAGACAAAAGTTCACACGTGTCAAGATGGTAGTTGGTTCTGATAGAATCAAAGAATTCGAAATGTTACTTAATAAGTACAACGGAGTTAAAGCAAGACACGGTTATTACAAATTCGATGAGATTGAAATCATCTCAGCAGGGGAGAGAGACCCCGATGCAGATGACTTAAGTGGAATGAGTGCATCTAAGTTGAGAGCTCTTGCAGAACAGGGTGATTTCAAAGCATTTGCACAAGGTGTCCCAACCAAGAACAAGAAAGATATAGAACAACTATACAAAGATATCCGTAAAGGAATGGGTATCGTAGAGTCCACACTACCCGACTATATGATTGAAGATTTAATCAACGAAGGGGTCTATGACCAAGGAACGTTTAAAGCAGTTTTCTTTAGTGGTGGGCCTGGAAGTGGTAAGTCGACAGTTGTAAATAAGTTATCATTAAGAGCTCTTGGTCTTAAACTGGTCAATACAGATAAGGCATTCGAGAACGGATTAAAGAAAGCAGGAATGTCTCTTGACCTTAGAGGTGCAGACTTCGACAAGGTTGACCCAATTCGTGCAAGGGCAAAGGATATTACTACAAAGAATATGAATGCCTATATCGGTGGTAGACTTGGGATGATATTCGACACTACAAGTGCAAACATATCTAAAGTTAAAGCATATAAAACCCAGTTAGATAAACTTGGGTATGATTCTAAGATGTTGTTTGTTAGTGCATCATTGGACAATGCACAAAAAAGAAATGCAAAAAGAGCTAGAAAACTACCACCCGAAATTGTAAAGGGTGATTGGGATAATGCACAAAAGAATTCAAAAGAACTACAAAAGGTATTCGGTAGAGACTTTGTAGAGATTTCAAACGATGATGATGTTAAATCATTAGAAGCTAAAACTAATAAACTATATTCAAAACTACTCGGTTGGAGTGGTTCATTCCCTAATAACAAGACAGCACTTGCATGGAAACAATCAGAATTGGATGCTAAAAAACGATAAATAGTACTATGGACATATTAGAATCAATACTTAACGAAAGAAAAGTCAAACAAGACAAAGACATTGAAGACCGTAAAGGTACTCAACCATCCAAGTATTATGCAAAGGATGCTGATGGTGATGAAATGTCTAAGTCTACCAAACAAAAACGTGCAGCCCATTTTGCACAGAAGAAGGACGGCCCTGCACCTGGCGATGGTGATGCAGAAACTAAACCTTCTAAACACACTAAGAAGTATAAAGATATGTACGAAGATGCTGGTAAGTCACTTGCAAAGAAAGCAGACAAATCGGGTATCTCTAAAGGTATTCTACAACAGGTTTATAACAGAGGTGTCGCTGCATGGAAGACTGGTCATAGGCCAGGCACTACTCCAGAGCAATGGGGACATGCAAGAGTAAACTCTTTCATCACTAAAGGTAAAGGAACATGGGGTGGTGCAGATAAAGACCTTGCAAAGAAAGCGGGTGCATCTGAATCAGTCCAAGAAGGTAAACTAGTAACCAGTGTGCATGACATTGTTGGTGTCATCATGAAAAAGGTTGCAGCTAAACTTGAAGCTGATTATGCAAAAAACCCCGAAAAAGGTATTGGAATGATTAATACAATCGGTGCAATAATTAAACATAAGGTTACCGATAAGAAACAAGAGAAAGGTAAACTATTTCTTAAGTTTGGTGACAATCTAGAAGGTGATGAACTATTCGAAGATGCAGCCGTAGACGCAGCAGAATTAAAAGCAAAACAAGCAGGTGAACTCGAAAGACTCAAACAGAGACAAGAGGATGAACTTGAAGCATTGACTAAAAGACACGAAAGAGAACAAGAAAGAGTTGATGGACAGAAAGAGAAAGAGACTGCAGACAAACAAATTCAAGCAAAACGTGATGCAGACAGGAAGAAGTCTGAAGCACAATCAGAAAGTTTTAAGACATTACTAAGATTAAGAGGTATCAAATGAGCGGAAACAAAACAGATAACGGAGTACACGAAGTGGGTACCGATGAAATTAGAAAGGCGTATCAAGACGATACACCAGGCCAACAGGTAGAAAAATATCTATCACAAATTAAAGAAGTTAACGAAGCAGTACAAAAGAAACACTTCTCTACTAAGTATCCTAATCCATTAAAGGGATATCCTTATCAGAAAGAGGAAACTGAATCTAATGAAGAGAAATTACAAGAAGCATTTAGACCTAACCCCGAATTAAGAGATGTTAAGAAACTTGATAAAATGCTAGAGAGTGCATACAAAAGTATGAACAAATTACAAAATGGTAAATCTCTCTATCTGAGAAAATGCAATGATGGTATTGTAGACGCTAGAAGAGCTTTAGACGAATATGTTGATGCTATTGAGAGCGGAAAGCTTGACTAATGAAAACCTTTCATGAACTGGCTATACACGAGACAGTGGATAGTTTACAAGAGACTAACACTAATATAACCGACAATCCTTTTAGATTGGGTTCTATGATGTATTTTGAAGTCATCAATGAGGCAAGGAAGAGATTAAGTGAAGATAGATACGTACTTACAGAGGTTGATAAACAAATCCTAGAGACAGACTTAGGTGAGTTTGAGGTCTATGAGGGTAACATGGTTCCTCTAGATTGTCCTATGATTATGGAAGAAGATGACAAGAAAGACGTTAAACTGAACTCACCAAAGGTCGGTGGCTCCAAAAAATACTATGTCTATGTAAAAGACGGTGATAAGATTAAGAAGATATCATGGGGAGATACTACAGGGTTGAAAGTAAAACTGAATAACAAGAAGGCAAGAGCATCTTTTGTTGCAAGACACCAATGTGACACAAAGAACGATAAGACTACGGCAGGCTATTGGGCATGTCGATTACCATACTACGCAAAACAATTAGGTTTGAGTGGTGGGGGAGATTTTTTTTGGTAGTCTAAATATAGGTGTAGGTTATATTATGAGAGAATTATATCACAGTTATTTAAGAGATGATAGAAAGGCAGAAGTCTATAAGACAGACAAGGGCTGGGAAGTAGACCTTAGTAGTTCAATAGGTAACGAATATGCAACAAGGAAGGTTCACGACCACTCAGAAACATATGCTGAGAATGTCGCAGAGAACTATGTTGATAAGATATTTGATTTAGAACCAAATGACTTTGGATACTATGGATATAAGGAGAAGACAGACAACTATGTTAAAGGACTTGACGACTAAACCATACACAGAACGAATAGAAGAACAACATGGTACAGGTGTACCATATGTTATCAGAGAGTTCACAGAAAGTGTCGAAAATGAAGAACTAGTATGGCACCGTGATAAAGAATCAAGGGTGGTCAATGTTCTAAGTGGAACTGGGTGGCAACTACAGCACGATGATGAGTTACCCATACAATTAAACCAAGGAGAAGAGTATTATATCCCCAAAATGACCTACCACAGGTTGTTAAAAGGACAAGGAAATCTTGTTGTTAGGATACGAATTACATAAATAAGACTATGAGTTATAAATCAGAAAATTGGAAAGAAAAACTAGACGAGGTTCGTAACTATATTGAACCACGTAAAGAAGGTACAGTAGAAAAGACTGCTGAGCAAATTATTTCCGATGAAATTGACCAAGAATTATCAACTTACTTCTCGGAAGATACACTTCCCGAAGTAGAGGATATAAAAGAGTTTGAACAAGGCCTGGATGAAGTTCAACAAAAAGAAGTTGAATCATTAAAGAAATTATCTAAGGATATGCAGGCAGTTCTAAAAGGTTATCAGAAGATTGTTGGAATGGGTGATAAAGAACTTAAGGATAAGAAGTACAACAAAGATTACGAAGCAGTCCTTAAAGCAAGAGATGTCATCTTCACACTGATTGGTAAAGTAAACACTCAAAAGACTTTAAATAAAGAAGAAGTCCAAGAAGAGAACACATCTCTCGAAAAGACAGTTGAAAAATTAACAGAAAAAAACATGTTAGGCAGACTTGCAAAGTCTTTACGTCTTGATGAACAAGGTAAAGAAAAAATGTTTGACTACTTCGAAAAAGGGGAATTAGAACAATGAAATTTGAAGGACTAGGACACGGTTTATCTGCAGACTTACTTGCAGCTGCCAATGCAATTGTATTAGAGAGTGGAGACTACAAGAAGTTTTTCCAAGCTGCACTTAAGAAGTTTGGTGTTACATCACCAGCAGAACTTAAGGGTGACAAAGAGAAAGAATTCTATGACTACATCGATAAGAATTGGGATGGTAAGGATGAGACAAAGGAACATCATTCAAAGAAAGGTGAAAAACCTCATGCACACGAGTCAAAGATAGACGAAGATGTTCGAGATATGAAAAACTTCAAAAATAAAGACCGTAGAGGTCATGAAGCTAGTTTATATATCGAAACAAAGGGTAAAATTTCCAAAGATGAATTAACAGTTATAGATAAACTAATTAGTAAAATTAGGAAAATGCATGTAACTAGTTTTGATGGTGCATCTGATGAACCAAATTCTTTAGAATTTTACGGTGACGAAAAGTCTTTAGACAAATTTATTTCTGATAGAAATGTACAAAAGATTGTTAAAAAGTATAAGGGTAAGGTAAACGGGCCAACGAAAAACGAATCAGTTAAAATTGAAGAAGTCTTACCAACACCAATTGACGGTGTCGCAGAATCAGAAACATTTAACGAGAAGGCTGGAAAGTATGCAAAATACTCAGACCTTCTTATGCAAAAAGCAAGACTAGTTGCACAAGGCCCAGTTGCAACAAAAGAAGTTGGTGACATTAACAAGAAGATTGCATCTGAAATCAAAAAACTAGGTATTAAAGAAGACAAAGGATTTGAAAAAATTCTTATGGCTGCATTCAGTGAAGGTTTAGACGAAGCAAAACCAAGTAAGAAGTTTATCAAACTTGGTGACGAAAAAAAAAATCTAACGATTGAGAAACTAAATCCTAAGAAGCAGGAACAAATCATTGACTTATATAATAAGTTAATGGATGTGAAACACGGTAGTTCTGAGTTCAAAAAGATGAAAGACCAAATTGCTAAACTTCAATCAGAAGAAGTAGTTTCAGAATCATCAAGAGATTACTACAAAGAAGCAGATGCTTTAATCTCTAAACATGGTGAAGAAAAAGCATTTATATACAAGTCACCTAAACTTAATAAAATAGTAAAGGAACTACAAAAACTCATCAAAGATGAAGTCAAAGCAGGTTTCAAAGATTCTAAAAAACAAGGTGAGACAGTAATAAAACAATTACAAAAGTTAGAAGTAATGGGTTATGATGAAAATATCGTTATGACAAACAAACAACATTCTAACTTTAAATTTGATGGTGACACTGCATTTAGAGAAGACATGGCAAAAATCATCATGCAAGATGTGATTCTATCATACGCAATATTTGGAGAGTAGAATGAATTTATTTCACGAAGCAAAGAAGGTACTAGACAAGGATGGAAAGGTTAATCCTTTAGGCCCTTATGGTAAGATGAAACTTACTGGTAGAGAAGTTTCTACCTACTTCAGAAGAAACAAAGTTAGTGACCCCGAAGTCAAGAAAGCAGTAGAAGTGGCACTTGACATGAGTGGTGCAATGGATATTGCAGCTAAAGAAATTAAGAAGTTCTTTGGTGATAAGATTCTTAAATCAAAAGAAGTACAGTCTGCACTTAAGTATGCAAACGAAGAGACTGTATCAGAAGGTAAGAAGATACAAGACATAGTTCGTAAACACAAAAGAGAACTTCAGAAAGCACAGAGAAGTGGTAACCTAGACCTATCTAAGAAAGCAGAAGACGAACTTAGTAATTGGGCAAGTTCCAGTGGTGAGATTCGTGGAGACGATGAAGACGAATTCATTGACTGGTTAGATAGTAACCTTGACGATTTAGTTAAAGGTAAAATCAAAGAAAGTACTATATCAGAGAACTATAGAGTTCTTGCAAAACATGGTATGGGTGCAGAGACTAAGAACTCAATCAAAGTTGGTACAGAAATAGATTACTATCAAGCAGACGGTGCAAAGTACATGGGTAAAGTCACTAAGATGGGCCCAAAGAGTTACATCGTAAGAGATGACAAGACTAAGAAGAATTACCAGTTCATGTACCATGACAGAGTTAAGGCAAAGAAATATCTTAAGCAAGGTGATAACATAGGTGAATCATACCTAAACATGTTTGCAGAAGAGATGATTACTTACAGAGTTAAAGGAATGCAGAAACCCGAAGAACAAAAATTCATTCGTTCTGCTAAAATGATGGGTCTAAAGATTACTATGGACAAAGGTAAGAAAGATACAGTAATCGTTATGAGTGGAACTAAGAAGAAACTCAGAGACTTTGATGCAGTTGCAAGGGGTAAATCATCATATGGTGACCCTTCAACAATAACACACTTTGACGAGAAGTAGGCAATGAGTGTCAAAGGTGATGCAAGATACAAACTTTTTAAGGAAAAACTTAAGAAGTTAGGGTACATCAAAGACGCTGCAAAGAAGACCAATGCCGTAATGGAGAAGGCTTCAGATTTTGCAATGATGAGTGACGGTGGCAATAAGAAGATTGCACGTGCAGTATCAAAGGCAAAATCAGAAAAAGAATTGCGTGCCATGATACAGAAAATCAGCACTATGGCTGGTGGAAAGTATTCGGAAGCACAAGAGGATGAAGTTATCGATAGAGCCATCGATGCTTTTAACTCAAAAGCAGCGGGAATGCAATTAAGACCCGATGCAAACATCTTAGTACAACTATCAAAAATGGTTGATACTAAACGTGATACCGAGATTAGAACCGATGACATGAAAAAGTTAAAGGTGAAAGCAGCGGATGCAGAGAAAGTTTATAACGCTTTAATGTCTGTTAAGCCTGCCTTGCGAGATAAATACTCTCGTCTATTACAAAAAGATGTAAAAACATTTAAAAAGACTTTTGATACTATATTAAGAGTCGCAAAATAAAGAGGAAATTAAAATGGCACTATGGGGACATACAAGTGGAACTGAATCAAAACCTAACTGGTTAAGTGAAGCGGATAAAACAAACACATCAGCAAAACCGCACGGTTGGGAACTGAAGAAGATTGTAGGAAGTAGAACATTGACTGAAGTCCTAGTGGCATGGTCAAGCTCTGGTCTAACAACTGCTTTGGGTGCTGCTGATATCACTGATATCGATTGGGTATCAACTGCATGGGATGTATCTGCTGGTGGAACACTATCTGCTAAGGTAGTATTCAACGAAGCAGTAGACGTTACTGGAACACCTCAACTATCTGTTGCAAACAATGGAAGCGGAAGAGGCCCACACGTACTATCATATGCAAGTGGAACAGGTTCTAACGAACTTACCTTCTCAATTGCATACGGTGCTGCAAACGCTGCAATCGCTGCTGGTGATGTACTTTCAATCGGTGCTAACGCAGTTGCATTGAATGGTGGTACAATTAAAGATAAAGGAACTTCAACTGTTTCTACAATCACTTCAGTCGCAGGTATCGGTACCGCAGCTGGAACGATTACTGCAGTAGCATAAGAGTCTTAAATGGCTTGGGTGGCAGTATCGGGTTCTAACGGAATTTGGGAGTATGAAAACTCTGCAGATAAATCAACTGCAGATACATACTCCGAATCCAATGGAACTGTGGCAAATGGTATTAGAACGTTTACATCGATTGGCGGTAATACAGAGAGAGTCTACATTAAGTGTAGAAAAGTCGGTGAAACAATAGTTCGTGGTGAGTTAAATAAAAACTACTACGACAATCAATAATAGGAAAAAATTATGAAAAAATTCAATCAATTCATGGCAGAACAGCAATTCAATGCTTGGCCTGGCGATGAGCATGCCCCATACGACATTGATGATTCATCTGTGAAAGCAAAAATTAATGCAGTACTAGGACATTGTGCTAGTTCAGAATACATGAACCCACAAGCTGCAGTAGAACAAATGAAGGCAAAACTTTCTCACGTAGGACTATCATGTAAGCAATATGATGACATGGAGTTCAATGAAAGTGGTGAGTTTGACCTTTCATTTTCTCAATATGGTGAGACTTTCGGGAAGACAGTCGATACCCCTATCGATGAGTTTGAAAAAGAAGAAAAAATAATTTCACTCAAAGTGAAATATGAGAGATTGATGAACAACAGCTATAAAGTATACGGTTCATTGGTTTAACTCCTTTAGTTGCGTCTACTAAATACTGGTAGACCAACTAACTTTATAATACATTATGAGTCTATTTGACAAACTAACTGCTAAAAACTTTTCTGCATTTGCTCTGAAGCACTATGATGACCCTCAATGTGAGGACATGGAAGACTTCCAAGAGGACTTACGTAGATTTAGATACCTTAAAAGATTACTCTTTAGATACCATGAAAGTGGGGAACTAAGAGAACGCCTGTTACTCAATCATCTCATATGTCTATTCAATGTATTTGGATACGATGCATGTATGAGAATGTTAAAATTTAAAATTAAAGAAGATAGATACTGGTCTTCAATCAAAACTCTATTACTATACTTAGATTACATCACACAGGATTTCATGCCTGAACTACCAATTGATGATGTGATTGCACAAAGATTGAGAGAATTGTAAGCTCCCATAGCTCAGCTGGTAGAGCAACTGATTTGTAATCAGTAGGTCAACCGTTCGAATCGGTTTGGGAGCTCCACTGCTCAAATCACCTAAATAGATATATGAGAATCATAGATACTTTAATAGTCTTTAGAATACTCAAGATGTTGACTACACCTTGGGAGAAAATGCAGGCATATAAATTTGGGTTTATCGACAAGAACGGAACGAGGATAAAAAAGATAGAAGTCGATGGTAAGAATGTCGACAACAACCCCGAAACAGCTGCAGAGAAAGCTTCCTTGACACCTCTCCATCGTTTAGTATGGAATCTAAAGAAAATCATAAACAAGGTACCATTTGGTAAATCCCAATTTGCATCATATGCTGTTGCATTACTCATGTTAAAAGAAACAAATGAGTTAGATGAACCCCAAATGGAAGAACTGTGTGAAAAGTTTTACAGACACCTAAAAGAACTGGGTAAGGTTGATGCAGAGGTTCTAGAAGAATCCATGTCAGTCGGAAAACTCCATGTTGGTGGTCAGTATCACTTGAGAAGAACACTCGAACAATTAGATGTGGTACATCCACATAAAACTGCAGTCGAAATAACAGAACATCATTCAAAAGTCTTCGGCATTGATGTTTATATCGGCTACGTAAACGAAGACAGGGTATTGGTAACAGAAAATGACGTATATTAGTACACTATTTGATGTGAACAAGAAGAAGGTTGAAGACAATCTTCAGACCGAAGATGCACCTATGAATGCCACAGGTGCAGCTGTTTCAACTGATGCAAGTAGTATCGGTTTCAAGAAGAGGAATAAGAAGTATGAACCAAATGCTCTATTCGGTCTCTTGAGAAGAAACATTAAGAGATAGATTATGAACAGATTTTTGAATTACCTCGCGGTAATTACGTCTTTAGGAATTGCATCTATAGCTGCATATTTCTCAGTGTTAGGACTTGCAACAATATTTGCTGGTGCTTTCATGGGTATCGTAATTATGGCAGGTGCTTTAGAATTCGGTAAAGTTGTCACTGCAGCCTATCTGCATCTTGCATGGGAAAAACTCAACTACATGAAATACTATCTAGTGTTTGCAGTATTTGTTCTCATGTTAATCACATCACTAGGTATATTTGGATACCTATCAAAAGCACACTCAGAACAAACAGGTGATACTGCACAAGCACAATCTATCGTTGATAGGATTGAGAGTCAGATTGCAAGAGAAGAAAACAAGATACAAACCTATACAGATAGGATTGAGAGTCTTGGGGGTGCAAAGGTAGATGTATCAGAGTCTATTAAACAACAGGAAACTATCAGAGATGGTGCATGGGATAGAGTACAAGGGGATATAGACTATGCACAAGGTCAGATAACATCTCTAAGGGGTACTGTGACATCCTTAGACACGGCTGTAAGCACTCTTAGGAACAAAGGTGTTGAAGTCATCACTCTAGATGAAGGTGGTGTTTTTAGACAGAGTGAATCAGAAACCATAGACTATGTTGCACAGGCAAACGACTTATTTGACCAACAATCATCTCAGAGAGAAGAGTTAAGGGATGACATATCAGAACAACAATCAAACATTGACCGCTATAGATTGCAAGCACAGAAGACAATCGATGATGCAAATGCAGAGATTAAAAGGTTACAACAATCCTCTACAGGGGATGCAGATGATATTATTGTAAAAACAGACGAATTCAACTTGTTAATTGATGAGTCTTATGATATCATAGATGGATACAAAGACGAGATGTTCGAGAGTAAACAGATTATTCTCTCATTAGAACGTGAAGTGGGCCCAATCAAATACATTGCAGAGGTAATGTATGGACAAGAGGATAGTGTCAAGTACCTTGACAACGCCGTAAGATGGGTAATTTACATGCTAATCTTTGTATTTGACCCGCTGGCAATTTTGTTATTGGTCACATCATTAGGACTGATACAGGGTAAGGGTAATACAAAAAAATTAAGAGAGACACAAAGAATTGTGCTACAAGTACCAAAAAAGAAGGTGAAGAACCTTCAAAAAGACTAAATAAAAGTATAAATATTTCTTGGAGAAATCAATGGCCGACACAAACAAACCTAACTTAGACCCACGTCTACAGATAGAACAAATGATATATGACATTCGTGGAATGTTATTAGATATTGAACATACACTTGGTAATATACCACACGAAGAAGAGAACGTTGAAGATTACACATGTGTATTCGTAGAGTCTACTGAAGGTGATTACATCCATCCCGAAACACCTACTCACCCATGCCCAGAAGGGTTTAGTGATGAGGCATATTGGGATTGTATCTACCAGTGTTGGATGCAACCAAATGACATGGAAGAAGATGAGTATAACTTGTCTACTAACATCGATACAGATGCTTGTTACGACAATGTAGCAGGTGAGTGGATGAGATGTGAAGAAGATGACTGGTCAAATGACTGGGTCTCTTACATGGCACCTATCGAAGAAATGGAACAAGAAATGGAATCAACAACTGGAGAACAGGCATAATGGCAATTTCAGAAAATATGACATCGGAAGAGTTTATGGCACATTTGGTAGCAAATGAACCTTCTATGGACGGAGCTCCTGCTGAAGGAACAGATGGAAGAGCTCTTGCTCAGACATCTTATGACACATCTAAAGCTGCTTGGGACACCGAAGTAGCACGTGTTCAAGCACTTATAGACGGATAATAATCCTAAAAAACACCTTGTAATTTAGCATGGATTCGTGTATAATGAATGTATGCTATGGTTAGAGAGAAAATACCTCTCCATGTGTGTAGGTTCGTTAGAACTTGCAAAATGGAAGGGAGACACAACGTTGAATCACAGGTGTTTATACTGTGGTGATTCACAGAAAAATAAGCATAAGGCTCGTGGATATCACTTTGTCGTAGAACAAAGTTTTATATTTAAGTGTCATAATTGTGGTAAATCTACTTCAAGTGTGACCTTTATCAAAGACCATTTCCCTGTACTACATAAAGAGTACATTAAAGAATGGTTAAAAGAGAGTGGTAAGAAACCTAAGAAACATGCATCCAATCATAAGATGCCCAGTTCGAATGCATTCAAGTTCACTCCAAAAACAGAATTACTAAATATGAAGAAAGTTGACTTGTCAGCAATTATGTTTCCAGCAAAAGAGAAACATGTTGCACGTGACTACCTCGAAAAGAGACTGGTTCCTAGTGACAAGATTGCTGAGCTGTGGTATGTCGACTCTGCACAAACTCTAAGTTTGCTGTCAGATAAGTATAAGGATAGAGTCCTTGGAAACGACCCACGGATAGTAATACCATTCTTTAGAGAGGATGGGGAACTTGTAGGAGTATCGGGTAGAGCAATCAATGACTCACCGTTACGATATCTTACTATGAGACTCCTAGATGACGTTCCACTCATCTATAACATACAGAATGTGGACAAAACAAAAACTATCTATGTCACCGAAGGCCCTATAGATAGTTTATTCCTTCCCAACAGTATCGCAGTCGGGGGAAGTGACTTTAAGAAAATAGACGATGGTATCAAAGATAATTCAATTATCATTTATGATAATGAACCACGTAATGAAGAGATACTCAAGAAGCTAGAAGAGGTGATTGAGTTAGGTTATAAAGTTTGCATATGGGACGACAAACGTATTGCAGACTGTAAAGATATAAACGATATGATAGTAAGTGGATTGGAACAAAGTGAAATAGTAGATATCATTAATACTTGTACATTTGAAGGTCTTTCGGCAAAACTAAAACTAATGGAGTACAAGAAAATATGAATGCAGAGTTTAAAGTAATTAAGTCCGATGGTAGTAAAGCCAATATCAACTTAGATAAAATCCATAGAATGATGGAGAAAGCTTGTAAAGGAATTACAGGTGTATCAGAGTCATCTGTAGAAATGAACAGTGGTCTACAGTTCTTTGATGGAATCACCACAAAGGACATTCAACAAATTCTAGTGAAGAGTGCAAGTGATTTGATATCACTAGAGAACCCGAACTATCAGTTCGTTGCAGCCAGATTACTATTGTTTGGAGTGCAGAAACAGGTGTTCAATACTAAATGGAAAGACTCAGAAATCTATCCACCACTATTAGACATCATCAAAAGAAACATTCAAATCGGTGTATATGATAAGGACATCCTTAACCACTACACAGATGAAGAGATAGAACAGTGTGCTAAATTTATCAGACACAACAGAGATTTAGATTTTACTTATGCTGGTCTACAACAGATAGTAGATAAGTATTTGGTACAAGACAGGTCTAGCAGTACATTATATGAGACACCACAGTTCATGTATATGATGATTGCTATGACATTATTCAGAAACTATGGAGAAAGTAGGTTACAATATGTCAAAGGATATTACGATGCAATATCACAATTTAAAATTAACATCCCAACCCCCATTATGGCAGGGGTTAGAACACCACTTCGACAATTTGCAAGTTGTGTTCTCGTTGACTCAGACGACACCCTCGACTCAATCTTCTCCAGTGACATGGCAATCGGTAAGTACGTTGCTCAAAGAGCTGGTATTGGAATCAACGCAGGAAGAATTAGGGGACTTGGTAGTAAAATTAGAGGCGGAGAAGTCCAGCATACTGGAGTCATACCATTTCTTAAAAAGTTTGAAGCAACCGTTAGAAGCTGCACCCAAAACGGAGTCAGAGGTGGAAGCGCAACGGTACACTTTCCAATCTGGCATGCAGAAATCGAAGACATCTTGGTACTTAAAAACAACAAAGGCACCGAAGACAACAGAGTAAGAAAGCTAGACTACTCTATACAGTTGTCAGAACTTTTCTATCAAAGATTTCTAAAGAATGAGGAGATTACATTGTTCTCTCCACATGATGTTAAAGGGTTGTATGAAGCATTTGGTACACCCGAGTTCAACGACCTCTATGAAAAGTACGAACGTGCAACTAGTATTCCTAAGAAGAAAATTAGTGCAAGAGAATTATTTACAAGTTTATTAAAAGAACGAGCAGAGACTGGCCGTATTTACATTATGAATATCGACCATTGCAATACGCATAGTAGTTTTGTCGACAAGGTTAACATGAGTAACCTATGTCAAGAGATAACACTACCCACCGACCCTATCAGTCATATCGATGGGGAAGGTGAGATTGCGTTATGTATTCTATCTGCAATTAACGTAGGCATTATCAAGAACTATGATGAGCTTGGTAGTCTATGTGACCTTGCAGTTAGAGGGTTAGAAGAACTAATAGATTATCAACAATATCCAGTTGTCGCTGCAGAAAGGTCAACACTTGCAAGAAGGTCACTAGGTATTGGTTACATTGGTCTAGCACATTTCCTTGCGAAGAACAAGGTCAAGTATGACGACCCCGAAGCACATAAATTAGTACATGAACTAACGGAGAGATTCCAGTACGAATTGCTGAAGTCATCTAATCAAATTGCATCTGAGAAAGGTGCGTGTGATTACTTCGATAGAACTAAGTATTCACAGGGTATACTACCTATCGACACCTACAAAAAGGATGTTGACAGTATCACACCAAATGTGTTAAACTGTGACTGGGATAAACTAAGAACATGTATCAAAGTACATGGTCTAAGACACTCCACATTGACTGCACAGATGCCTTCAGAGTCCTCTAGCGTGGTCTCTAATGCAACAAATGGAGTAGAACCCCCTAGAGATTACCTTTCAGTTAAGAAAAGTAAAAAAGGTACCTTAAAACAGGTAGTTCCACAATATAGTTTATTAAAGAATAGTTACACGTTATTATGGGACATGGAGAGTAACGAAGGGTATATCAAAGTACTTGCAGTGATGCAAAAGTTCTTTGACCAAGCAATTAGTGGTAATTGGTCTTACAATCCCGAGAACTATGATAAGGGTGAAGTACCAGTTTCAGTAATGGCTAGAGATTTACTGAATACATATAAGTATGGATGGAAAACTTCTTATTACCAAAATACTATGGACGGTAAAGTAGAAGATGTAGTAGAGGAACCTCTTGCACAGAGTGACTTTACAGAAAGTGAGGAAGATTGCGATGCCTGTGCCATTTGAAGAAAAGACAGTAAACTATTGTGTTGCTGATGATGAACAAGACGGTAAAAAATTAACTAGTAGAACCAATCCCGAGACATGGTCTCTTATGAAGGATAGGTTTGTAGTTCTTAGAAACTTTATACCTAAAGACATCATCAATATGTCATTAGATAGTTGGAAAGCTATCGAACATAACAAAGAGTGGGATGAGTGTATATTTAAAACAGAGCATGAAATCACTCAAAATTCACCAAAAGACTCACTAGGAAAATCACGTGCAAACTATTGTACTCCAATGGCAGTTTCCCTACATAGATGGCTAAGAGATAAATTAGATAGTAGAATCGACATGTCTCTAAGAGAAACTTATTCATACACTAGAAAGTATGATAGAGGTGCATATCTAAAGGCTCATACAGATAGACCTTCATGTGAGATAAGTGCAACTATTTGTTTGGACTATCAAACAGATGATAATGCACCATGGACTATATGGGTACAAAACGATGGTAACTATGTTGATTCTCCAAGTATGGATGAAGTGTTTGAAATATCTCAAGCACTACCACACAGACAAAGACGAGGAATCCCAATAGTATTAGAGGTAGGAGATGTTTTACTATATCAAGGCCCTAATGTTATTCACTGGAGAGACTACTTGGTTGGGGATTACTCCTATCATATGTTCCTACATTTCTTCAATGAAGATGGTCTGATGAATGAGATAGATGCATTTCATACAGATATTGGCTTAGACCATAAGGCACTATCATATGATGGAAGACCACACAGATATGCAGACGAGAATGATAACGAGGTGATAGAAGAATCAAAGAAAGCATTTACTAAATTTAATGATGTATACTTCAACCACCTAGAGAAAAAAGCACCTTACGTAAATAATTATGATAGGTTTGAACTAGACACACGCGGAAGAAAGAAAGATGACAGTATTTAATAAAAAGAACGTAGACTTCACGAAAGAAGCTATGTTCTTCGGGGAAGAGTTAAACACCCAAAGATTTGACACATTCAAGTATCCTATATTTGACAAACTAACACAAACACAACTATCATTCTTTTGGAGACCCGAAGAGGTATCCTTACAGAAAGATAGAAGTGATTATCAGAATCTATCTGATGCACAAAAACACATCTTTACCTCTAACTTGAGGTATCAAACTTTACTCGACTCAGTTCAAGGAAGAGCTCCATCCATAGCATTTTTACCGTTTGTGAGCTTGCCTGAACTTGAGTCTTGTATTATTACATGGGACTTCATGGAGACTATTCATTCACGAAGTTACACTCATATTATAAAGAATGTTTATAGTGACCCTAGTCAGATATTTGACACAATTCTAGATGAACCAGCAATTGTGGCTAGAGCAGAACAGGTAACAGAAAAATACGACACGTTTATTGAACTAGGAAGACGTAAATTACTAGGTCTTAAAGTAGATGATTATGAGCTTAAGAAAGCATTATACCTTGCACTAGTATCAGTTAACATCTTAGAAGGAATTAGATTCTTCGTATCCTTTGCATGTTCATTTGCATTCGGAGAGTTAAAACAGATGGAAGGAAGTGCAAAGATTATCTCTCTTATTGCAAGGGATGAAGCACAACATCTAGCAATCACACAGCACATTCTGAAAGCATATAAGAACCAAGAGAACGACAAAGATATGTTGAAGATTATGAAAGAGACTGAGGATGAGGTATATGCAATGTACCGTGATGCAGTAGACCAAGAGAAAGAATGGGCAGACTTCTTATTTAAGGATGGTTCTATGATTGGTCTATCTACTGCACTGCTTGGTCAGTACGTAGAGTACACAGCAAACAAGAGATTACGTGCATTGGGACTCAACCCACTGTTCGATATCTCATCAACGAACAACCCACTACCATGGACTAATCACTGGTTCAACAGTAGAGGATTGCAAAACGCACCACAAGAGACGGAGATTGAATCCTATCTCATAGGTGGTATCAAACAGGACGTAGATGATTCTACATTTGAGGATTTCGAATTATAATGACTACCGATATAGATTTACTATCAGTAATTGAACGCATTGAACAATGGCACTACGACAGAAACCTTATTGAAGGTGCAACAGACAAAGACCAAGTATGTAAACTTATCCAAGAGGTGGGTGAACTATCGGACAACGTCTGTAAAGAGAGAGATGTAGCCGATGATATTGGTGACATCATTGTCGTATTAATTAACATTGCAGCCAGAAATGGTTTAACGTTACAACATTGTCTAAACGTTGCGTATCATGACATCAAAGACCGTAAGGGACGTATGGTCGATGGGATTTTTATTAAGGAAGATTAATGCACGATTGTGTTGTTATGTTTAGTGGTGGAGTTGAATCCACTGCATTATTGAACTGGTGTGTAGAGAAAGGTAAGAAACCTATTGCCCTGCATTCACTATGGGACAACCCTATCACGACAGCAAATCAACTACATAGTAATATTGCAGAAATCTGTGACATATTAGATGTAGATTTGATTACTCATAAGCATCCTAAATATGACCATGAAGAAAGGTCAGAAGAATACTTTCATTCTGCACGACACTGGTCAGTCGCATGCTTAAGTGCGTTGACTCAGTTCCCACATATAGAGGAATACTATTGGGGTGTCAACAGTGGAATGATAAATTATGCTGATGACCATAAACACCATTCTGATTGGCCGTGGGTACCACGTGCATGGGAATTCCAAATGGTGTTTGAGTTCTATGCGAGATTGATGAATAAGAATCACAACTACAGACTCTACCCACCATTAGGTGGTCAGACTAAGTTAAATCAGTGGAACTCAATACCGTCAGAAATCAGAACACTAGTCAATTCATGTTCTTTGGGATATCCAAATCAATGTGGAGAATGTGATAAGTGTGTGGAGTTTAAACATTTAACAAGAATAACGGGATTTTAATATGATAGAAATATTTGGAAAAACACAATGTCCATTCTGTGACAAAGCAAAAGCTTTATGTGAGAAGGAAGGACTAGAATACACATACTCACAACTAGGTGATGATTTCGATAGAGATTATCTTTTTGACCAGTTTCCAACTGCAAGAACCTTTCCACAAATTAGAGTCAGAGATTCAGAACATTCTTTCATTTACATAGGTGGGTATGACAAACTAGTAGAGTATGTAAAACACGGAGACGTTTGGGAAGACTAATGAAGTCTGTTCACGTATACTTACAAAGACCACACCAACAAACGGCTGATGATATGAGATTAGAGCATATTGCACGTACAGTCGATAAGGACTTAGTCGAAGTCAGAGTATATACATGTGGAGAGGATTTCTTCAATAATGACATACCCAAAGGTAGAACACTGCCTTATGGTGTTATTGATGGGAAACCCAAGTCAAATGACAACTTTTTTAATGAAATAGTAGGAGATAAAATTGAGGATTAGAGTACATTGTTCGGATTGTAAATCTGAATGCTTAGTCATTCATGAGATGGATGCACACCCATACGGAGTAGACCATTGTCCATTCTGTGGTGGAGACGTTGATGAAGACATGCAAGAGGAGCTAGAAGAAGACGAATAAGGCCTTGACAATGACCTAGCAATTTTGATATAATTATGGCACGATTACAGAGAAAGGAAATATACCCTTTGATTGACATACAAATTAATGGTCAAATTGCACAAAAACGGCGTATCAGAACCTATATTAAGTCATGTATTGCCTATTTATCGCCCAGATTACGTAAAGACGTAAGAATAGAACTAAACGTTCTAACCACCCTAGAAGAATCAGCTTATGCACACTGTTATGGAGACCGAAATGGTGTTCAAATCGACCTAGCACGATGCTCAGGGCATCTAAAGTTCTCTTTAGAAGAGCAGATGTTGAACCTTGCACACGAATTAGTCCATGCAAAACAGTTCATTACAGGACAATTGAGTCCAATTAAACAGAATTGGAAGAAAAAGGACTATTCCACAACCCCTTATAGCCGTCAACCATGGGAACGTGAGGCATATGCAAAGGAAGAAAAACTATACAAAATATTTTGGGAATAGGCCTTAAATGCCTTGACAATGGCCCCTCTTTTAGGTTATACTATACGTATGGAAAATAAAAGAGTAAAGAGAATCTTCATCGATATGGATGGAGTACTAGCTGATTTCAACACTGGAGTTGAAACGTTGACAGGGAGAGAGTTCCCTAACACCGACCAAGGTCATAACGATTATGACGAAAGGAAGGAAGAGTTAACGAACAAGAGATTGTTCAGAAACTTACCACCTATGCCTGATATGTACGACTTGATTGCATATGTCAGACACACTGGACTTCCTTGGGAAATCCTAACTGCAGCTGGTGTGATTAACAGAGAATTGGTAGTGTTCGATAAGAACGAGTGGATTAGAGAATATGTCAGTCCAAGTGTTGTAGTCACTTGTACTATGACTGGTAGTCAGAAAGGTATGTTTGCAATCAAAGGGAGTGTCCTTATTGATGACAGACAAAAGAACCTTGATGCATGGATAGAACATGGTGGAATTGGTATCTTACACACTAGTGCTGCTGATACTATTACACAGTTAAAAGAGTTAAGAAACGGTGAATAATGCCCTTGTAGCTCAACTGGATAGAGCAACAGCCTTCTAAGCTGTAGGTTAGAGGTTCAAGTCCTCTCGGGGGTGCCACCGTTTTACAGTGACACTAAATAAGAGTATGGATTAATTCCATACTTTTTGGTATATAAAAATTATGAGACGAGAAATACAACAACAACGACAAGAAAGAGAGATAACAGACTTGGGTGAACATGTTCTGTTATATGAAGGATTCACCACGGATGCGTTTATTGACTATGTCTTAGAGATATATCAGAAGTGTGAAGACCGTGGCTTAACACTACCAAGAAAGTCCTACGATACACAAATCATTACATCCAAATCAGACGATGCAATCAGCATCACTTCAGTACCCGAATCATATTTCGGTGGTCAGATGAATCAATTACTAGAAATCTTCGAAGACGAAGATGGTGTAATTGATAACTGGTTTGACAAGTACCCAGTCCGAGACAACTACAGAGGTCTTATGGTCAGTGGTGCAAAAATCCAAAAGACATTACCACAACAAGGATATCATGTCTGGCATTGTGAACATTGTAATTGTCCATCAAGCAGTAAATCCCTACTGGCCTGGGCAATCTTCCTAAATGACGTGGAAGAGGGGGGTGAGTTAGAATTCCTATACCAATCATTACGTATCAAACCAAAGAGAGGTGACATTGTATTGTGGCCTGCTGGTTTTACGCATATGCATAGAGGTAACCCACCATTGAAGGGAGAGAAGAAAATAATAACAGGATGGATAGACTATGCTTAAAAAGATAGGAGTATTCATGCGTAGAGGGGTATGGGTCATTTGGGAATGGCTGAAATCCCTATTCAAAGCAGAATACAAGATTACAATCTACCGACAATCGGAAGGTGGTAATATGTACAAGTCGGAATATGTATCAAGAAGTATCATGGTAAATAAACCGAAACATTTAAAATTCAAAGACTACGAAACAAAGAACATTGTAGAGATACGTTCAGTTCTAGGACTTGAAGTAAAAATAGAGGAGATAGATTAATGAATCAATTAACTATGGGTCTTCTAGTAGCAGTGGGATTGTTTTGTTTCTTTTTGTATAACGAGAATCAAACACTTACACAAAACAACATTAAGTTAGAAGCTGCAGTAGAAGAACAACAACGTGCCATGGAAGTGATGAAAGAGAACTTTGAAAAACAAGGGAAAGCATTACAGAACATGAGTCGTAAAAATGCATCGATTGAAGCAGAAAAGGCGGAGTATCTACAGATATTCCAAAGACATAATTTAAACGCTCTTGCAGTTGCAAAGCCTGGTATCATGACAGGTAAGTTCAATCGTGGAACAGATAGAGTATTTGAGGGAATAGAAGATGATACACAAGAAATTTATAATCTTGACGAGTCTAATCGCGACGATTAGTGGTTGCAGTTTATTAGGAACAAAACAAATTGAGGTTGTATCTGCACCTATTGAAATAGATATCATTCAACCCACACTACCAAGACCTATTGAAATGACAGCACCTACATGGTTTGTTGTATCAGAGGCAAAGAAGGATAATCTGTGTAGAAAGACCTTATCATTTGACCCTAAGAAGTTTGGTGAGGATGGTGTAGAACAACTCAAACGTCCTAAGACATGTAATCTCGAAGACAGAGACAACCCCGAGTGGCCAGTTGGTTACACACACCTTGACTATTTCTTAGACGAAATGAAAGAACAGAATGGTGGTGAAGTTGTATTCGTTGCAACGACCATAGGCGACTATGAGGTCATGAGTGCAAACATGCAAGAACTCAAACGATACATCAAACAGTTAGGTGAAGTAGTTGTATACTATAGAAACGTAACTATCAAAACACCCAAGGGTAACGAGAAGGGGGTTGCAGTACAGATAGAGAAAAAGAATGACTAAGTGGTGGGAAATACTGTGGAAACAGAATCCCAAAACCGATGTCTATGATGCCGGGCCAGACCCCGATGAATTATCAGTAGATAACGCATACAAGACAAGATGGATATGGTATCATACAATTCTTGCAATCGGTATCTTCATGACAAACATTCTTCTCATTGCAATCTTTTTATTATTGGCAATTAAACTATGAAACCAGCGAAACAAGACCAACAGAAGTTTCAACCAGCACAGCATAGAGTAATCCCTATGTTTTCAACCCCATTCTTGAGGGGTAAGTTGAGGTTCCCATCATCTATGGTGATGCGTGATATCAACAATTTGGTTGATAAAGTTGAATATAAGGACAACAAAAATAAGTTGTGCAACTACACGTCATACTTTGATAATGATATAAGGGAAGAAACGCATAAGTTAGTATGGTTCAGAGATTTCTCTAACATCATGAAAGACACCTACATCGAGTTCCTTAAAACACAATTCAATAGAGACGTTAGACAATATTGCAGAGATGATATACATCTGTTTGCATGGGTTAACAGATATGATTCAGAGCATCAACACGAAATACACAATCACGTAGATTCACATGTGAGTGGTACATACTATGTCAATGATACGGATAGACCAATCAAGTTTTGGAATCCAAACATGGCAGCTGTTTATGGTCACAATGGAATTGAGGATTTAAGAGTCGAAGATGACAAGCCTGATATGACATTCACTGGATGTACTGGATTTCAATCTGATATGCAGTTCTATCCAAGAGCTGGCGATTTCCTACTTTGGCCGTCTTATTTGATGCATGCTG